CCTTGGACAAGTCTGCGACGCTGATAGCGCCGCTGGTATTCGTGTCGTCTGCCTTCTCGGGACGGATAGGCTCTTCTGTCGCCTCGTCGACCGCTTCCGGCTCGTCTGGTTCTGCGGGGACCACAGGCTCGTATGCGGGACGCTCGTCCTTCGCTGTGTCCTCGATGTACTCGATGATGTCGTGGTAGCGCGCCATGAGCCACAGAGCATCGTCGTCGGAGACAGAGAGTGGCACGCCCGCCCGGAGTGTCATGAACCGGGTCTCTGGCGTGCGAGTCGTGATGCTTCCGCGCTGCGTGTTGAGAACGACCTTCATGGTGCCTCGTATCTCCCCTTGTGAAGTTAGCGGGTCGAGCGACCCTGTCCCGCCGTCGCTCGACCCGCCTTCTGTCCGGAGTCCGGTTACGCCGCCAGCCCGTAGACGTCGACGACGCCTTCCTGCTCTTCGATGATGCAGTCGTCATCGAGGAACACCGCGTAGAACCTCTTGTCCGCGCGGATTGCCTCGCGGCCTTCCGTGGTGCGACGGACGCGGATGTCCTTCGTGTTGACCACGATGAAGTTCTGCGGGTCGGCGAGCAGGATGCGGTCGTTCGGCATCGCCGGGATGGAGATGCCCGAGATGCCCGCGATGCTCGGAACCTGACCGGAGATGAGAGCGGAGTCGCCCGCACCGGTCGCACGGTCCGTCAGGTACTCGACGTACCGGGACCATGTCGTCGGCGAAGCCATCCAACGCGCCCGACCTTGGGTCAGGTACTTGTTCGGCATCGCCTCGACCGCCGCGAAGAAGTGCCCCTTCTCGATGGAGCCGCCCGAGATGGCGGAGCCGTCGACGCGGTTGGACAGACCGGAGGTCGCCAACTGGTACAGCCAACCCGAGTTCATCGTCAGGAAGATGCTGTCAGCCGACACGTCGGTCGGGTCCGCGTTGAAGTGGAGGTCTTCGAGGTCGCGACCAATCTGGTCCGTCATGAGACGGAGGACATGGTCCTCGAACCCGGAGCCTTCGATGTTCTCCTCGAAGACTTCCTCGTCGATGTCCCAATCGAGCCGCGCTGCGACGGTCTGATACCCGACGTCGCCGAAGGTCGGCTTCGCGAGGGTGGAGTCGTCGACGCCGGTCGTCTTCGGACGGAGCAGACGGCTACCAATGCCAATCTTGGCGATGGTGCCGCTCTTGGAGCGACGACGCTCGACGCGCTGTAGCGCGGAGAACGGAGTCGCGTCGTAGACCGCATCGAGGAACGCGGTCGCCTGCTCGGGGAGCAGTAGGCCAGATGCCGCGATGAAGTCGCCGGGGACCGTGATAGGTCCGGCTGCCTTGCGGAGCAGTTCCGCACCAGTCATTGTCATGTCCTTGTCCTCTTCTCTTCCCGGCGACCTATTCGCCGTTGTCCGCGAGCCGCGCGAAGACGATGAACGCCCGAGCCTCACCCGCTGCGGGTGCGGTGCCTTCGGTGTCCGCGTAGGCGTAGATGGTCTCCCCTGCCGGGGCGAAGCGCGACATCCGCACGAGGGTCGCCGGGTACATGCCCGCTGCGCCCTGCAAGTCGATGGAGTCGAGGATGTCGCCGTCGTTCGCGCCGCCCGCTGCGCCGGTCCCGATGGAGCCGGTGTCAGACGTGCCGCTGTCGAACGCCGTGATGACCTCGATGCCAGCGTCGAGGATGAGCATGTCCGCAGGCGGGTTCTCGACGAGAACCACGCGAGCGTCCGCAGAGTCGAACGTCAGTTCGCACTCCGCGACCGAGACCGCGCCAGCGTTCCCGATGTTGTACGGACGAGTCCGTGCCTTTCCTGCCATGTCCTGTTACTCCCTTCGCCTACGCCGTGACCGTTGGGTTGTTGGCGGTGCCTTGGATGACCCAACCCACGGTCGAGTCGATGAACTTGAGCGTCACGCCGTCGCCTGCGGCTGCAAGCGTGACGACCGAGAACCCCGACGCCGTAGCGGGGGTGATGGTTGCCGTGCCGGTGCCCACCGCGACGCACGCGACGGTGAGTTCCTGACCCGGAGTGCCATCGGCGAGCGTCTGTGCTTCCGCGCCTGCGGAGCCGATGGTCTTCGCGATGTAGCGCGCCGTGAGCGGGAGTGCCCCGCCGCCTGCGCCTACCGCGACCGAGCCGTTCGTGAGCAGGACGCCGAGAGCGGTGTCGTACTCGCGAGCAAGCCCGTCAGACGACCACTTCCCCGAAGGGGGAGCGACCGTTGCGAGTTCGTTTGCCATGTCGTCGCCCCTACTGCGTCAGGATGCCGTGCAGGACGCTCATGTCGCCCTTCTCACGCTTCGTGATGGTGCGCGGCTTCGCATCGCCCGCTTCGGGAGCCGTGCTCTGCCGACGACCGCCTTCAAGAGCCTCGACGCGGTCGAACATCTTGGCGACCGCCTCGATGACCTGACCGTTCGTCTCGGCAATCTCGTCGAGCCGCTTCGTGATGTCCGTCACGTCTGCGCTGGCGACGGGAGCGGGAGCGGGAGTCTCGGTCGCGGGAGCCGGGGTCGCCACGGGAGCCTCGTCCTTCGGCTCATCCGCCGCGTCGGTCTTCGGCTGCGCGGCAACGATAGCCTTCGCGATTGCCTGCGTGCCCGCGCCGTCCTCGCCGAACGCCGAAGCGAAAGTGTCCTCGACGGTCTTCGCGACGAGGTCGCGGAGTTCCTGCTCGTTCATGTTGTCTACCTCGTGTCCTTTCTCGATGCCCGTCGAGTTCGGCGGGGTCCAATAGCCCGCTTCGACGCCGTTGATGAGTTCCCCGAGCACGCCCATCGCGCTCTTGAGTTGACGCATCCGTGCGCCGCTAATCTTTCGACCCGCCTTCTCGACCTTCAAGGCTTCGAGGACGAAGTCCCGATATGAGTCGACCGCCTTCTCGACGGTCTCCGCTGTGAGCGGAGCGCCCTCGTTGTCGACGAAGCCGACGAACGTCTGCTCGTCTGATAGCCCGAGAGCCTTCGCAAGCGTCCCGAGAGCCGCGCGAACGCCCGACTCGGGTTCTGTGTCATCTGACGCGTTCCCGCCGCTCTCCGTCGATTGTGGAGCGTTCGGGTCCGAGACCATCGGACGACGCTTGAGCACGGCGAACCTACGACCGTTCGCGCCCTTGTCGACGAGCGATACGCGGTCGATGTCCATATCCGTGAGATGAGGCATTAGACCCTCCGTCCATAGCCGCCGACAGAGAACGCCTCGAAGCGCCCCTCGACGATGCCCTGCCAGATGTCAGGGTCCGGGTAGTGCATCCCCATGACCCACGAACCCTTGCGGACCGGTTGGTCGCCGAGCATGAAGTCGACGGGAGCGATGAACGACTCGACCGGGTAGCCCGCAGACGTCGAGTCGTCGTGCATGAGGTCGCCGAACCCGCTGCCCTTCGCGACGTGCGCCATGAAGCGATGCGCCGCCTTCTCGACGTCGGCTTCGTCGTGCCAATCGCCCTGTAGGTCGGGGGAGGATGGTGCGCGGGGTTCGAGGACGACGCCATAGGCAATCTGCCGTGCCCTATCGCGCTTCGCGATTGGGACGGCTACCTCGAAAGTGTCGTCACGCGAGACGACGTCCGCCACGGACCGATTATAGGCGCGTGCGTCGCCGTCCTGTCAATCCAACGAGTTCGGAGCGCCGGGTTCCGCCGTGACGAGTGCGTCGGGGAGCATGGAGAGCGCCGCGAAGATGAACGACGCGTCCTTCCGCCTGACGCGCCGGTAGCCGTCTTCGAGGAACCCGCCTTCGAGCACGGTCGCGACGGGGAGGTCGATGTACGGGGACGCGAGGATGCGCCGGACCTCTTCGGCTGCGCGGTCGTTCGATGCGTCGATGACCTCGTTGCCCTCGACCGTCACGGTCGCCAGAGAGCCGCCCTGCGTGAACGAGACGACGTACAGGTCCGCCATGTCAGCCCTTCGGCCCTCGTGGACGCCGAGAGAGCGCGATGGCGGACCGCTTCTCTGCGGGGGTCAGGACGTCCCATTGGTTGAAGTCGGGGTCGTTGCGACCCGCGACGAGCGCCGTCAGGATGTCGTACTTCCGCTCGCAGTAGGTGGAGTTCATCCACCGCGCCATGATGCGCGACTGCTCCGGGGTGATGGGCATGTCGTCATCCTACCTTGAC